AGTCGCGCGGTCCTCGACCTGGATCTCCTCGCCGAGCTGGCCGAGAACTGCTCACACCTGCCCCGACCCGTTGACCTGGTCCCGCCGCCGGTGGTACCCTGACGGGGCCGCGCCGGGGGACACGGGACAGCCGGCTGTGTTTGGTGAACCATGTTGCGCCCCCCCTCTACCGGGTACATCTGCCGGGAGAGGGGGGGCTTTTCGTGTTAGCCTGGGTTCAATCCCCCTATACTTGGGGGACAATCTCCCCATGCTTACGGGATGCGTCAGATGGGAAGCCGTTACATCAGCCGCCGGGAGCGCGAGCTTGCTCAAGCGCTGGAAGAACGCAATGTCGAGCAGCTCTTCTGGTGGATTGTGAACGAACACAAGCAGAACCTGCTGGATGGTGAGCGGTCGCATTTGGCCGCGGGACTTTTTCGGCTGGCCCTCGAGCACCTGAGCAAGCTGCACATTCGGCGGGACGCTGACGCCGACGGCGGCGCGGACGTGGGGGACCAGCTGGCGGAGCTCGAGCGGGTTCTGAAGGTGGTGGGTTGACCTGCTGGGTCCCCCCGCGGTTGCCGGCGCGGCTGGTTGGGAAGGTGCAGTCCGTCATTGAGGACCTCGACACGTTTGCACGGCTGCACCGGGTCCAGGACAAGGAAAGCAAGCGCCTGGTGCCGTTTGACCCGTTGCCCATGCAGGTCAAAATCTTCAACGCCGTCAAAGCCGGGCACCGGCGCATCCTGGTCATCAAAGCGCGCCAGGTGGCGGCTACAACCGCTGCCAAGATGGTCCTGCATCATCAGACGTACGCTGACCAGAACGCCGCCATGCGCGCTATCGTCAGCATGCGCGACGACAGCGCCACGGCCCTGCTGGATGACGCGCGACGATGGCTTGATGACGTCCCGGCGCTCCTCAGACGCCCCATCAAGACCAAAGCGCGCAACCGGATTGTCTACGGCGACACCGGCGCGAGCCTGCAGGCCTTCACCAGCCGTTCAACCACCGGGCTCCGGTCCTACACCCCCAGCGCCGTGCTCATAAGTGAAGCCGGCTTCGCTCCTGACTTAGAGGAGGTCATTGCCCAGGCGGACGCCGCGGTGGGTGAAGGCCTTCTCATTGTGGAGTCAACCGTCAACAACCCTGGTGACTTCTTCAGCCACCTGGTCCGCGGTGCCCCACACAACGGGTGGCACCTGCTGACCATGTGGTGGTGGGAACATCCGGCGTACACGTCCCTGACGCTGCCGGCGGACTTCGAGGCCGGCGCGGGGGAGCTCGAGCTGCAGCAGCAGTACGGGCTGACGTATGAGCAACTGCACTGGCGCCGGCGCAAGGCGCTGTCCATCGGGGACGCCAAGTTCCGCCGGGAGTATCCGGGCTGCTTGGATGACTGCTTCCTGGCGCGGGAGGGCGGCTACTTCGGGGAGGAGCTGCTGCAGGGCATCGCCGTCAGCGGATACGACAACCGCGCCTGGGTGGAGCTCGAGGCCCCGCACCCGCAGGACCGCTACGTGATGGGGGTGGACATCGGCGGTGGCGTGGGCGGGGACTACAGCGTCATCACTGTGGTCAGCGTGGGCACCAACCAGCCGGTCTATGTCGAGCGGTCCAACCAGGTCACGCCGGCGGCGTGGGCGCACCGCGCCATCCAGGTGGCGGCGCGCTACCATGACGCGTTGATTCTGGCGGAGTCCAACAACCACGGGCATGCCTTTCTTCTGGAGCTCAACAGCTGCGGATACCGGCACCAATGGCGGGACGCGCGGGGCCGGCCCTGGGTGACCACGCTGCAGTCCAAGCTGGACGCCATGGCCACACTGCGGGAAGCGCTGCAGCTGGTCCGCGTCCTGGACACAGCTACCCACCTCGAGCTCCGCAGTCTGACCATCCTGCCGGGGAAGGTGGCGCCGGAAGCCCCCAAGGGGTCACACGATGATTGCGCGGTGGCGCTGGCGCTGGCGTATCGCTGCCTGCGGGATGTCCCCAGCTCGTCCAGGACCATCAGCGCCAGCGCCACAACCAAGACGCGGATTGATGACCTCATTGCGGCGTCAAGGGCTCGCAGGATACGATCCCACTCCCTGCCGTTTTAGAGGGTCACATGCTCAAGCCTGCGGACGTTGCTGACATCGTTGCTGCCCATGATCAGTATTGGGACAGCCGGCGCGGGCAGCTGCGGGAGTGCCGATCCCTCTACCTGACCCGCTTCTGGCAAAAGGACCAGCCGTATCTGGACGGCATTCTCCGCACGGAAGTCCCCAAGGCCTATGCGGTGGTTGAGTCCTATCTGGGCAGCTTGTACGCCAAGGACCCCAGCGTCCTGGTGCAGCCCGACTTGCGCGCTCGAGGGAACCCGGAAGTTGCCCAGGCCACGGCCAACAGGTTCCTGCGTCACACCAGAAGCCAGATTGAAGACGCGACCCGGCTGGCGCTCATCTATCCCTGCGGCTTCATCAAGATGGCGCCCATGGAGTCTGTAGACCCTCTCAAGCGCGTTGCTGTGTCCGCGGTCCCGCCCTGGGAAGTCATCGTTGACGACACCGCCGGCAGCTGGGCAGCGCAACGCTACGTGGGTCACACCTTCCTGATGCCGCTGAAGGAAGCCCGGGAGCGCTACGGGCACCGGCGGGACAGCTACCGCAGCCGGCCATACGTCAAGTGGATTGAAGCCGCGCACACTGGCGGTGGGCGCGGCTACGGCGGCGGCAACGACACCAGCCTGGGGGTGTCGCCAGACTCCAACAGCCCCCACAGTGAGTTCATCCGCGTGGTTGAGATGTATGACCTGCGGAGTGACAAGCTGCTGGTGTGGTCGCCTGACTACCGGGATGGAACCAAGTTCCTGTTCACCGGCGTCAAGGTGCAGGTAGGGGCGCTGGATGACCAGGTGGCCGCGGACCAGGACAACGAAGATGTCGACAAGACCATTGTCCATGAGGAAACCGGCATCCCGTACAAGACCGCCAGCGGCAAGCCGGTGGTCCCTATCATCCCGTTCTTCTTCAGCCGGGACCCAGACACGCCGCTGCGTGGGTACAGCCTGGTGGAGCGGTCCGCTGACCAGTTCCGGGAGCTGAACGTCATGCGGACGTACCAAGCTCAGGGAGTGCGGCGCATGGCGCGGCAATGGCTGGTCCGCGCCGGCTTCCTGTCCGAGGATGGCGCCGCGAAGATCTCTCAAGGGCTGGATGGAGAGTTCATTGAAGTGGATCTCCAGCCCGGCGCTCCGCTGGACGGGAACATCCTGCCGGTGCCCAACACCCCCATCCCAGCAGACATCGCCGCGTACGCGGCAACCGTAGAAGGCGACATCAACGCCGCCGGCCTGCTGGCGCCGTTCACCCGCGGGGAAGTGACGAAGAGCACGGCCACAGAGCAGAACCTGCTGGCCAGCTACACCTCAAGCGAGATCGGGCGCATGGCGCGCACCCGTGATGAGGCCATCAGCCTGCTGGCGAGCACTTACAACATCATGTTGAGCGTAGTGCTGGGGGATGAGGGGGAGCCGTTGACGCTGTCCAACCCCATCGGCCCCACCATTCTCAGCGCCGATGACCTCACCGGAGACTTCCAGTACACCGCGGTGGACCCCGCCACCACGCCCATGAATGACCTGGCAAAGCGCGCCGCCATCACCCAGCTGGCGCCGCTGCTGCTCCAGCTGGGGGCTGACCCGGTCAACATCCTTGAAGAGCTTGTCCGCACCTTCCAGCTCCCTGAGACTTTTACAGTACCTCCCCCTCCCCCCCCCACAAACGCCGCACCAGGCGCCGGCCTCCCCGCCGGCGCTCCCCCCGCGGCAGCTGTAGAGTCTCAGGGAGCACCCCTTCCCACGCCCCTCGAGGTCTAAGAACATGCCTATCAAGTCCAAGATGATGTCTGACGCGCCGCCGGCCTTGCTCGAGGTTGCTGACGAACGGGACGCCCTGGTGGACGAGCAGGTGGACGCCATCATCCCGCCGGCTGAACAGCCGTTCAATGTCAAGGTGCTGGACGCGCTGGCGGATGTCATCGGCACCCTCAGCGGGCTGATGGGCATCGAAGTGGAAGTAGAGCGCTACACGGAGCCCACCACCACGCTGGACCCGGACGTGGCGCGCTTCCTGTTCATGCTGGACAAGGCCGCGGCGGACTACGGGAAGCCGCTCCCCATCAAGCTGGACGCCATCAAGGGTGACAACGAGCTCACCACCATCACCGCCCATCTGAAGCGCCTGGCGGCGGACGCTGCCTTCAAGGACTTCCTGATGGGGGAGGATGATGAAGAGGATGACGTTGACGTTGAAGTCGAGGTCAAGCGCGCCGGCGGGGACCGCGCCATGCGGGAGTCTGACGAGCTCTTCATGGGCCGTATGCGCTGATGAGCCTGCGGTCCGCCCTGGTCAGCCGGCTTGCACAGTCTGCCGCGTCACTGCGCGCGCGGGTGCTCCGCCAGGCGCGCCCCGCGCCGGCAGCGCGTCCAGAGGACGTCCTGACGCGGACCGGCCGGTTGGGCATCCTGGAAGACGCGGTTGAGTACCGCCAGCGCGTTGCGTTCTTCTATGACAACGCGACAGACCCGCGCCGTTCTGGCCGGCGCGTGGGCGCTCCCCATGGCGTCTACAAGTACAACGGGCAGACGTACCTGCTCATGTGGACAGCCCCCGGGTCCGCGTCTGGTTCTGGACGGCTCCCCGGCTGGCGGACGTTCCTACTGAACCGCGTTCAGAACCCGCAGATACTGGTCAGCCGGGGGGCGTCTGGCCTTAGAGAGTTCCCCATTGCGCCTGGGTATCGCCGCTTCCGGCGTGGGCGCTTTTTGTTCAAAGCGTAGGAGAGAAGCATGTCAACCCATCAGTCTGTTGCGGAGTCCGTCCTGGCGGAGCTCGCCACCATGAATGAGCCTGCAGAGTCGAGCGCGCCGGCGCCGGCGGACGCGGACGCGGAAGACACCAGCGGGGAGGCGTCCATCGCTGACGCTCCAGATGACGCGGTGGAGCTCGAGGAAGACGGCGGCGCCGTCCAGACCCTGAGCTGGGCAGAGGCGCTGGAGCGGGTCCCGCCTGACATCCGCCGGTTGATGAGGCAGATGCAGGGGGACTACACCCGCAAGACGCAGCAGCTGGCGGAGCAGCGCCGGGACCTGCTGCGGGAGCGTGAAGCGCTGCTCAAGGGCTCACAGTCCATCAAGGCCCCGGAAGAGCTTCCGGAGTATGACCCCTTCAATGAGCAGTCCATCCAGGCGCGCATTGAAGCGGAGGTTGCGCGCCGGCTGCGGGATGTCCTGGACCCAATGGAGCAGGAATACAACGTCATGCGGGCTGAGGACAGCTACCGCAGCTTCCTGGCGGAGCACCCTGACCTGGAGACAGACCAGCCGTTGCGGGACGCTGTCCAGGAGCTGCTGGAGCAGAATGACCAGCTTGACCTGGAGACGGCCTATTGGGCGGCGCGGGGCCGGCGCGCTCGAGCGGAAGCAGCCCAGGAGCAGAACAGCCGCAGCGCGCGCAAGCGGGCGGAGCGCCAGGCGGCGATGCGCGGGACGGGCTCCAGCGTCCGCAGCTCGAGCACCGCCAGGCCGTCCCGTCAGGAGCTCCGCTCAATGTCCGCCGCTGACATCTACCGGCTGGCGGAGTCCATGCACAAGTCTTGACAGCGCCGGCGCCGTGATGTAGTTCCATGTTGCTGGGCACCCGTTCAGGCCCCGGCGCGCGGCACTCCATACGGAACACGCCAGAATCCAGCGTAAACCGTAAACCCTTCAGAAAAGGGAGTGCCCGTAATGCCCACGAACTCCATTCTGTCGACCACCCTGCAGCTGCTGCGGGACAAGTTGGTCGACAACTCCTATCTGGCCCATCCCCTCATCCGCGCGATTGAGGAGCACGGCAACCTCATCAAGGTCAGCGGCGGCGCGCGGGTTGAGCAGCCCGTCATCTTCGGTGACCACAGCACCATCACGGAGCTGTCCAACGGCTTCGAGCCCGTCAGCATGGCGGTCACGGACCCGTTCAACTCGGCCAAGTTCGAGTACGCCAACTTCACCCAGCCCATCGTCCTGAGCGCGGTGGAGAAGGCGGCGAACAAGGGCGACCTGGCGGTGGTCAACATCCTCGAGAGCAAGATGAAGAACGTCATGCTCTCCCTGAAGAAGGAAGTCTCGAAGCAGATCATCCGCGGAGACTCGAGCGTCCTGAGCTCCCTGGAGACGCTGAACGGCATGGGCACCGCTACCGTGCCGGTGAACACTACCGGCTGGTTCCAGCGCGCCGCCTTCGGCTCGCAGGCCACCAACACCGTCGGCGGTCTGAGCAAGAGCACCTTCGCTGCTCAGAACTGGCAGAACCAGGTCTTCAACAGCGCCGGCACCCTGGCGCTGTCTCACCTGGATGAGCTGATGATCAACGCTCAGATTTTCAACCCCAGCGGCGCGTTCCCGGACATCCTGCTGCTGTCCCCGGCCTGCTACAGCGCCTTCATGGGCCTGCAGCAGTCCGCTGTGCGCTACGTCAGCCGCGGTGACCAGAAGTCGCTGGACGCGGACATGGTTGGCGAGTGGCGCGGCGCGCGCATCTACATTGAGCCGCAGCTGGGCTACACCACCGCCGCCGGCGATGTCGTCAGCGGGTACGCCCTCAGCTCGGACCAGTTCCAGCTGTACGCGGACACGGATGGGTTCTTCCAGGTCTCCGAGATGCTGCCGGTCCCCGGCACCGCCACGGAGGCGGCGATGGTGTTCAACCGGATGCAGCTGGTGACTGGCCACCTCGCCTCTCACGGCGTCCTCTTCAACGCGGAGGCCTAATCATGGCTACCTCTACCCTCATCCAGTTCCTGGCGTCCGGTGAGGCCGGCGCCACCAGCAACCGCCGCCAGGTGGAGTCGTTCATCGCGGGCGGCAACATCGGCGCCGGCGACTGGGTCCAGTTCGACACCGGCGCCACCGGCGCGGACCGCGTGCTCAAGGTCATCCAGGGGACCGCGGCCTTTGCCACCGGCAACCCGCTCATCTGTGGCGTGGCCATCGCCGCCGCCACCACCGGCCAGCGGGTGGACGTCGTCGTCGCGGGCTACGCCGAGGGCGCCAACGTCGCCGCCGCCGTCAACGCCGCCGGCATCGCGCTGGTGGTGGACAACACCGCCGCCGGCCGTGCTGTCGCGATTGCTGCCGCTGATACTGCTCCCGCCTGCGGTGTGAGCCTTGAGGCTGCTGCCGCTGGGAACACCTGCGACGTGTGGGTCTTCAAGCAGTTCTGAGCTTGTCCCGGCGGCGTGGATGGGGGACTTCTCTCCCCCCCTGAAGCGCCGGCGGGGCCTTGCCTTGCCTTAGAGGAGGTTGCCGGTGAACCTATCGGACCTGATTGATTTCGCCGGCAACCTCTTAGATTACGACCCGGTCAATGACACGTACCGGGACCAGCTCGTCAGCCTGCTGAACGATAGCCAGGCGCGGCTGATGACAGACCGTCACTGGTCCTTTGCTCAGAAAGAGCGGGAGCTGAAGGTCTACACAGACCAGGAGCTCCAGGTCACGCTGACGAACGGCAGCGCGCTCGTCACGGGTACTGGTTTCCCGTTCAGTACAAGCGACGTGCTACCCGGCGCGGACACGGAGCTGGCGCGCTTCACTGTGACGTACACAGCCGGCGGCGTCACCACCACGGAAACCTTCCAGGTGCGCTACGTCGCCAGCGCCACCCAGCTGTACCTGGACCGCGCCTGGACCGGCCCCACCAACCCATACACGGCGCTGTTGCAGCGCCGGGAAGTCTACCTCCCCGCGGACGCCACCAACGTCATCAACGTGGGTGACCCCGCCCAGGGCATCCCGCGCAAGTCCCTGTTCTTGTCCAAGTGGGAACGGGATGATGTGGAGCTGGACCCGTCGCTCCTGGGCACTGTAGAGGCTTACCTACCAAGCTCGAGCTGGAGAGTCCCCGCGCCGGCGTCCCCTGGCGTGGTGACAACCGTAGCCGCTGCAGGACAGGGGACCCGGACCATCAACCTGTACATGGTCAATGTGATGGGTCCGCGGTCGCAGAACTTCAGCCTGTACCGCCCAGATGTCAGCGCCGGCTTTGAGTCATCGCTGTCCAAGGTCGCCAGCTACAGCCTGACACCCACCCAGACCCTGTGGTTGACCCCAGAGAGCCTGGACCGGGAGACAGGGCTGTACCGCCGCTTCTACTTCACGTGTCCAGAAGCCGGCATCCTGGCGCCGGTCCGCGTCCGCCACACGGACCCAGGTGTGGGGCCGGCGGTGGGGACGGACACCCTGCACCCCAACAACCTGCAGACCATCATCCCAGACTTCAGCCTGGCGACGTTGACCACGCAGGCCTTCCAGTCCCGCGCCATCCGCTACCGCTTCCACCAGTCCGCAGCGTATCGCGCGATTGAGTTCTACCCCCATCCGTCCGCTGACCAGGACATGACAGTGCGGACCGTGGTAGCGCCAGACCGGATGATGGAAGACCAAGACAGCCCGCTCATCCCCGCGGACTATGCCCAGGTCATCGCGTACGCGGCGCTGGAGCAGCTGACGCTGAAGGTGGACAATCCTGCATTATCGCAGGTCTATGAACGCAAGAAAAACATGCTCTTACGCGGCATGGAGGGGCGTTACCTGGGTGAAGTCCCGCGGCGGCTCATCAAGGGCAACCCCACCGCCGGCTGGCGGTTCGTCACCAACCCGTTCGGCAAGCTGACGTTCACGCCATGAAGCAGGACGTCTACGAAGTACCGCGCGCCGGCGGCGTTGAAACCAGGCTCCCCCAACAGCCTGAAAACGCTTCCCGTGCTGAGAACCTGCGGCATGACAAGAAGACCGGCGGGTGGTCAACGCGCCTCGGGTATGAGAAGTACTACCCCAACGTCACCACCTGGTCCCCGTTCAACAGCACCATCACCGGCGCCATTGACATGGGGCCGGTCTACTCGTTGCACGTCGCTCAAATGTTGGGCGGCGGAGCTCGTCAGCACACCCTCTTTGAGGCTGATGGGGCGCTGTACCTGCTGTATGAAGCCGCCGGCGTCCCCACCATCCTGCAGACCCTGGCGACCGGGCGACACGTCCCCACGCCCACAGAAGCCGCCAGCTGGTTCACAGACACCCCGTATGGCGTGGTGGTCACCAATGGGGTGGACCGCCCCGTCCTGGTCAACCCATGGCCGCTGGGTCAGCAGGGCGCTGGACAGTACGCCAGCTCCACCATCAGCAGCTGCATCCGGGACTTCGGCTTCACCTCGAGCCCGCCGCCGGTGGACCCCCACCGCAACGTGGCCTTCCAGGCGGCAAGCCCCATCACGGCTGACTACACCAGCGCCGCCGCCGGCGCGTCTACCACCATCACCTGCTTCAGCGATACCCGCGCCATCGCTGACGGGGGCCGCTGGGGGCTTGGTTTTGCAACCAACAGCGGCGCCGACTTTGCCAAAGAAGCGCTGTTTGGGTGGTCCTGCTCTTTCATCACCGACACCGGGTCGGAGGGGCCGCTATCGGCGCTGTCCACCACCACGTGGGAGCTCCCCGGCAACGCCGCCGGCTTCCGCCATGCTATCGCGCTGGACATCCCCACCGGCCCCCCGGGGACGGTCGCGCGGCGCATCTACCGCACTACCAACTTCAGCGATGACTACACGGCGCCGGGTGACACCACGCTGTACTTCATTGACGATGTCCGCAACAACGTTGAAGAGGTCTTCATTGACTGCGTCAGGACCGCGGCGCTGGGGGCTGCAGCCCCAACCGTCCCCACCGGTCCGCTGCCGGCGCCGGCGGCGCGCTTCAGCACTCTCTTCAAGGGGTGTCTCTTCCTGGATGGCGGCATCTCAGACCAGCGGACGCTCTACTACAGCGCGCCGGGGCTGATTGAGCAGTTTGACGCCGCCGCCTTTATCGAGCTGTCCAGTCAAGGCGGCGGCATCACCGCCCTGTATGGCAACTACACCAACCTGGTCATCTTCCGTGAAGAGTCCATTGACGTGGTCAGCGGGGACTACGCCGCCGGCTTCCAGGTGACCACGCTGACGAACTCCATCACCTGCCGCGCGCCGCACTCCATCAAGGCCATCCCCGGCCTGGGCGTGGTGTTCCTGGCGCTTGATGGAGTCTACGCCATCACCGGCGGGCTCGAGGGCGGCGCCATCAATGACCTGGTCAAGCTGACGCTGACGCAGGACGAGCTGGTGGAGCGCATTACCCTGGACTGTCATCCCAAGTCCGTGGCCTGCTACAGCGCTGAAGCGCGGGAGTATCACCTGTATGTCCCGTACGACGGCAACGACAGACCCAACAAAGGCCTGGTGCTCCACATTGACCGGATAGGTCAAGGCGACTTGTCTCCCTGGTCAACTCGGGACGGCTTCCCTATCGGCGCTGTAGCCACGCGATATGACGGCTCCATCATCTTTGGGCACAACACCGGCTGTCAGGACGGCGCCGGCGATGGGGTGAACCGAGGCCTCTTCGTCATCAGCGGCAAGCGCGCCATGGGCTACAGCTACGATGCCGGCAGTCAAAGCCTGGTGGTCAACGGACCGCCCACCAGCGTGTACCGGTCCGCGTGGTTTGACTTCGGGGACGCCCAAGTCAAGAAGCAGGTGTCCTACGTCACCCTCTGGGTGATGACGACGGGTGAGCCCACCATCACCTTGCGTCACTACAAGGACTTCAGCCTGCGGGTCACTGCAGAGCGCACTTACAAGGCGCAACCACCGGACCAGGCAGACCTGCCGGTCTTTGATACCGTGACGCTGAACGCCGGCGCCATCTATGAGGACCACCGCCTGGTCCCGCTGCGGTTCAGCGTAGCCCAGCAGTCCTGCAGCTGGTTCAGCTTCGAGTTCACCACTACTGATGACCTCATCTTCATTGGGTATGAGCTCGAGTACACGACAAAGGGCACTCGCGTTGTGATGGGGAAGCGAGCGTGAAGAAGTGGACCCAGCGCGAGCTCCGCGCCGGCGGCGTGGTTGACCCCAGCGCCGTGAATGACGAGCTGCGTGCCCAGCAGTCCAGCATGACCACGCTGGACAGAGAGCAGCTGTCCGCGGATTGGGTCAATGAAACCCATCTGGCAGACTACGCCATCATCC